GTCCTGAATTTCGAAGACCAGAACGCGCCCTGTGTCTCCTTGTACTACATGAACGACCGCCGGAACGGAATATTCCCCGACGTTCGCTTTGATCCTCTGTTCAAGCATTCGCGTCACCTTCTTTCAATTTTTCGAGGATGATGTTCCACGCGGCGCTGATTCCTGCCGCCAATGCGGAGCAGATCACCGGCGCGAGAACGACCCAGACGGAATGCCAATTCTCCGGAACGCCGGAATTCAGGATCATTACCACTTCCGGAACCAGTACGCCTCCGAACGCCTGAACGAATGTCTTTATTGCTCTGATCTGCCAATCTTTCATGCCTGCTCTGCCTCCTTCCGGATAAACTCCAGCGATGTCTTTATAACCGCGATGTCCTTGCGGACCTCAGCCATGTCAGCCGAGGTCTGCGCGAACTTCTCCGCATAGCCGTTGTGTGAGTCGAGCTTCTTTTCCACCTTCTCCATGCGGTACTCCAAGAGCGCCACCGTCTTGCGGTTCAGCAAGATTGCACTCACGATTGACGCAATCCCTACCACAAGAGCACCGATGGCTGTTATCATTTCAGGACTCATTCTCCTCTCCTTTCTGCTCGGCTTTCCAAGCCTCTTTGTCTTTCTGAAGCTGCTCCGCTTCGATCTGCGTGAGGATCTGCACCGCATTCGTCAGAGACGGCTTCATCATGCAGGCTGGCATTGATGCAAGGCCATTGTTGATTAGCGCCGCCAGCGCTTCATCGAATTCCTGTTTTGCAATTGTGATTGGTTTCATGAGTCCCTCCTTTACCATGTACTGACTACTACTGGTGCAAGTTCAACTTCTTCACTGCCAGATGTTAGCCAGTTAATGCTTAAAGACGTTGTGCCATCTCGCCTCTTCATTATCATTTTTCCTAATACTGCATTGACCTCAAAAGGAATATAATTTCCTCCCCAACCACCTGACAAACTTATGCCAAGTCTCGATATTCTCCAATCAATAGTATTAGAACTCGAATAGGTAGAGTACAGACCGGCATCGTTGAGAACCACTTCATGTGTTGATGTCTTGAAATAATAATTACTTGGTGATAAGCTCGCATAGTATGTGGAGCTTGCACTCTCTTTTAACTTGAGGAATGGATTGGACGAGTCATTGCCTGTTATTGTAACGCGTCCAGTTGAGTCGATTACGGTCGTTCCGTTTCCGAAAGAAGCTTTTCCGTCAGAATATAAAATAAATCGACCACCAAATGTTGATCCACCGTTTGTGCTTTTTTGACAAGACAAAACCCAAGTCGAGTCAGGGGCATTTGATAAAGGCGGCTGAAAATATACTCGATAAACCGTGTTCGAGTCATTTGGATCTACAACATCTTTATAGATGGCCGCAGATGATATTCTCCATCCGGCAATTGTCGCATTCAAGGCATATAGATCAGAGACGGAAATCATCGATGCCGTGACCGTCCCAAGGTTCAGCGCCCCAGTATCAAGGTCAATTGACCAATTGTTGTCTCCAGGAATGGTCCCTGTCAACTTCGAGACATTAATGCTATTAGCTCCGATCACATCTGCCGAGAGTGTTCCTGTCGTGATAAAATCAGCCACGATTGAACCGTCCATGGTGGCTGCGACTTTGTACGTCTCGCCGCCATCGCCTGAATACCCCCAACCACCAATATTCCAGCGCCACATTTTCGTTGCACTCTCCGGATCTTCCGAGTCGAGGAAGTCTATCTCGTACACCTTCCCGAGATCATTGAACCGAAAATAGATATTTCCATCTGTGGAGCTGTCTAGAATCTGTTTGGCATTCTCGGAAGCATTCGTCATGATCCTCGTTTCCGCCATTTCGATGCTTGTCGTGTTTTTCACCGATCTGGCCGACAAGCTCAGTGTCTGCTCCTGTCCAAGCGTGATTTGCGTATCGCCTGGATGATTGAGGTCGATGTCCAACTTTGTCAGCATGAAAAGCCGATTGATTCCGTGCGGCTCAGAGATCACTCGAATCATATCGAGGATTCGGAACTGTTCCACGTCCTCATCTGTGAGGCCAAGATCAATCGCCGATGCAGAGATCACCAGATTTGACCACTGGCCGTCCACAAGATACTCCTGAGCCTTCGTCTTCAGTGCCTCCGGAGTGCTCACGCCGTCCCATGTGACCGTCCCCCAGATTGATCCGTAATATGCCACGGAATCCGCGATGATATAGTCACGACCGGAATTCACCGAGCTGATATTCACCCTCTTGTCGAGACCTTCCACATCGGATTCGCCCTCGATCTTTGCCCCGAGAGGAATCAAAACCGTGATGACATTCAATGTGCTGAGATTCTTCGCCAGATCGATCAGGTTTTTCCCGATCCGGATCTCCTGAGTCGATGTCCTGGGCGATTCTGCCAGATAATCGAGATAACGAATGCCGTCAGCGTGTCTGACTCGCAGATACCCTCCGAAATTGTCGATCAGATCCTCTCCGATCTCCGTCATCGTGTTTGTGAAGTTCGTATACCGATAAATCGCATCTCCGCCATCAACTGTCACGCTTCCGAGCGAAAATTCCCGATCAGAATCAGCCTCCGCGTTGTGTACGGAAAGATAAGCAGCCAGAAGCGATCTGATCGTCTGATTCTTGTAGACGGCCTGCCTCTGCACTGTATCATTCAGGAATGTCAGCTCACCTTCACAGGTGACTGTCTTCCTGTTGAAAAAATCAATATCCTCCGAGACCGGAATTCCCTCGAAGATCAACTCGTCGTTCTGGTAGACATCAAAGATGCTGTGCCGGATCTCAATCGTGTCATAGCATGGATGGTCTGGCAGAATCGTAAACGTGAGAGATCCTGCTTTGTTTACTTCCAGAGACACCTTCGGATCGAGGATGGCCGTGTTTTCTATCTGAGACGAGCAAAATAGCTCGCCGTTCATTGTGATACGATAACTCACAGCTGGCCTCCTCTCCATCGGACGATGATCGTGCCAGCCCCATGAATCGTGATAGTATTATCACCCTTCACGAAGATCAGACCGTTTGCTTCTGACTTTCCTGCCGGAAGCCCCCACGTCTCACCGCTCGCTGTCACAGAGAAGCTCGAATTTGAGCATTCAAACTCCGGATAACCGCGCATCGTCTCGACATTGATCGTCAGCGTCTTGTCTCCGGACATCGTGATCCGCTGGAGCTCACGGAAGGCGCGAGACCGTTTGAATGGCTGTGCCGTCACTGTGATTGTGACTCCGGCTGTTGCTCCGTGCTCCTCAAGAACTCCAACTTCCGCCGTTCCAATCCAGAACCAGTTCGGATCATCTGACCGGATGACTTCGACCTCTTGACCGTGTAAGTCTTCGAGGATCTGAGACCAGTACATCGGCCATTCTCCTCTCAGCGACCTTAGTTCCAGTCCGATCGTGATCGTCCTCGGTTCATAATAGATGACATCCGACAGCATTGCTGATAGGTTGATCTCGCCATCACGCAGCGGAACCGTGACCTTCTCCAGCTTTGCCGCCGGTGCCGAACATTCCCAATGGATGAAGTCCGCATTGTAGGCTTTTTCGGTTTTTCCGTTTAAGTAGATCATGCGTACCTCCCATTCTTAACTGCCAGCCTTCCGAGATGCTGGTCAATCCTCGGAGTCAGCTCGCCGACAAGCCGATTTCCGTCAATGTATACTCCATACTGTTTTCCAACCATGCTCGTCACGATCTTGATCAGATTGTCGATCTTGTCATTCAGATCGTCGATTCCAACGCTGATAGAAGACCGCTGAAGAGGAATTACTGTCGCGCCCTTCGGCAGATCCAGAAGCTCAGGGCCTTCTTCACCGACGAGTGCCGAGCCGGACTGTCCGTCGCCCTGACCACCTTCTGCCAGCTGTGGGATCTGAGGAACCGCCAAAGTCGGTAGCCATGAGAACGGAGCCATCCTCAGAATGCTAATTCCGCGAAGACGATTGAATATGCCGTTAATCGCATTAAATGGTGCAGCGATCACCGCGTTGATGCCACGGATAATCGTATTCACAACATTGTGGAAGACGTTTGCGATGCCTTCCTTTATTCCGTCAAATACTCTTCCGCCGCTTGAGAATACGTTCTTGACTGCTTCCCATGCCTTCGAGAAGATATTCCGGAACCAATCTGCAACGGCTCCAAAGGCTCTCTTGATGCCGTCCCAGATGCCTGTGAAAAAGGCCGGAGCATTTTGCCAAACACTCTTAATCCCCTCAAAGACCGTCCGGAAAGCATTCCCAACTGTCTGAATGACCGTGGTCACCATCCGGAGGATTGGAGTCAGGACGTTCTTGATCAGATTAATGATGACCGGCAAAATATTCTTGATGATATCTCCGAAAATGTCCACGAAAAATCCGACCACATCAAGAAGCAGATCCAGAATTGGCATGATCGCTTCCAGGACTTCCATGATCAGGGGCAGGAGCTCCGCAAGGATCGGAAGGATGGCTTCCGCGATCTGAACGAACAGCGGCATGACCTTCTGGAACA